AGTCTGTGCAAGACCTTCAGAGACTTGATCTAAAATCCCATCAGCAACCGACTCTGAGAGACGCTTGTTAAGGGAGATGTTCTTCTCAATTTGCTCGTTGAGTTTTGTCTCCATATCATCAAGTTTTACTACCATGCTTTCCAGCACATCATATTTTTCTTCAGGGATTGATACATAATGTTCTTCAAAAAGACCCTTCATTCCAGAAAGGAATGATTCGGTCATTTCAGTCTTAAGACCAGCTTCAACTGCGAGTGCATTTTCTTCAAACCACTCGTCAGCAACATACTCAAGATAAGAATCAACACGCTCAGAGAGTGATTCTTTTGCTGTTTGGATTTCTTCGGACAGCTTCTCTTGATATTGTACTTCTAATGATTCTTTAATTTCTGCAATCTTGGAGTTGATTGCTGCTTCAAAGATAGTTTTTGCTTTCTCTTTGAACTCTTCGGAGAGTTCTTCGCCACCAAGAAGAGCATTAACATCTTCTTCGATATCATATTCTGCAGTTTTTTCTACGGATTCATCTTCAGAGACAACAGTTTCAGTAGAAACTTCTTCCTCTTCAATTGTCTCTTCTGTGGGGAGTTCTTCTTCTTCTTTCTTCATAGTAGGCATTGAATCTGCAGCGTGTGCTCCTTTGTTTACAATATCTCTTACTTGCTTAAGAGTGCCACCAGGTGTCTTCAGCTTTGCTGAATCGTCATCAGGCTTGTAGTTTTCGGGAGTAGGACCGCCAAGATCTTCAACACTTCCTAACTGGGTGCCAGGATCTGCCATGTGTGCCATAGGCTCAGCAGACTTTGCTCCAGCATTAACAGCGGTGCGAGATTGCTGTGTCTTTACTTCCATTTCTTGTAATTTTTTGCCACGAGACATTTTGACTCTCCGTTTTTTTCCGTATTAAAACTATATTTATTTATAATATTAAAGATTCGATAAGAAGTTATTGAACATCTCTAACTTGCGTTCATCTAACTGCTTTTGAGTTACAAAAGTATTGATTTCTTTGTATGTTTTTTCTGCAAACTTCTCACGAAGAATACCACCATCCCATACCCATTCTTTACCTTCCATAATACCTTCAACAAAAGCATCAGGAGCAGAAGGATCAGCAACAATATCAGCAGCAGTTGCTAACATAAAATCATCACCAACTACATTAACACCTTCACGAGTCATTTTTAATGATCCAATACCACGAGAAGAAACTCCAAGTTTTACACCTTCTTCAATCAAAGAAGATGCAATCTTACCCATTGGGGTATTGAGGATTTTTGCTTTACCAACAAAGTTGGAACCTGATTCTCTTAGAGAGACTATTTTATGTGAAACTCTATCAAGATTGACGGTAGGACCATCTGGATGACCAAGTTCTCCAAGTGCCCTACCTGCTTGAACATGGTTTTCATTATAACGAGAAACCTCACGACGAAGTGTCTCCATAGGGTACATACGACCATTACGGTTCTTAATGTTGCCCTGAAGGAAAACTCCTTCAATATACATAGATTTCTTACCGTTCTTCTGCTCGACAAGAAATTCTACTGATTCTATCTCTTCTCTGATTAGTTTCATCGTGAAAACAGGTCTTTATTTATTATTTATAGTTATGGACTTGTTATAGGATCATTATTTGCATCATGCCTTTGATAAGTACCAACTCCTACTGGATTATTGTTCTCATCATGACGTTGATATGCTGATGGTGTTCTGGTTCCTATCCCTGCCGTGCTATTATAAGTGTATGCAATATAATCATCATTAAAGTTTTCATAAGTCACAGAGGAAAATCCAGTGGTTCCGCCAAGATCAGTAACAGTTGTAAAACCAGGTTGTGGTGATGCTACATCATTATTTGCATCATGGCGAATGTATACCATCAGTCTGTTTCCTCTTCAGTCTCTACTTCAATTTGATCTTCTCCACCAAAAACAGCATTAGCTACCATAGGACGAAATGCATCGACTCTCTGAGCAGATTTTGCATAAAGAAAATCCTTAATTGTATCACTGATTTGAGATGGTGACTCGTCAGCAATGATCATATCTAAAAGGTCATCCATTTAAATGTATATTGTACGACTATGGGTATTTATATCTCCCCACCTTTGGGAAGTTCTGGTGCCTCTGTTGAAGATCCATCAACTTCAGGTTCCATTACTGGAGCACCTAAATCCATACCTACCGCAGAATCTAAAGGTTGACCAGTTTCAGGATCAATAGGTACATTAGGATCTGGAATCACGCCATCTTTAATCTCTTTTTTTATCAATGCATCTTGCTCAAGAATTTCTACATCAGTTTGACGGAGAATCTTGCGACGTACATAATCTTGAGAATAGTATTTACCAATATATGGTTCAGCAGTTTGAGCAAGAGTCAATCTTTCATTAAGAAGTTCTGCTTCTTTTAACTCTGAGAAATGATTATCATAAAGGAAGTCATATTGAATATGCTCGCTCATCACTTCCCAATCTTCGGGAGTAATGATGTTTTTGAGAATTAGTTGAGTTTTCAACATGTCATTAAACATATTAGAAAATCTCTTTCTCAAACGTGCAACAAACTTAGTGAACTTCAGTTCGTCTCTGAGGATTTCAGAGGATCTACCAAGATTAAATCCACCTTCTCCGTCCATTCTGCTTGGCGGTACGTTAAGGGACCTGTAAAGTTTCTTTTTAAAGTATTCAATATCTGTGATCTCTCCAAGATTTTGACCCCCTGGAAGAGTAGAAATTTCAGTTCCACGTCCTCCTTCTCTTCGAGGCAACCAAAAATCCTCAAGCATAGCCATGTATTTCTTATCATCGCGAATCTCTCCAGTATTTGCATCATAAACAAGTTTGTTGCGATATCTCATCATGACATCGCGAAGATATTGTTCTGCTTTTACCTTTGGAAGATTGCCGACATCAATATAAAAAATTCTACGTTCTGGTGCTCTTGACAATCTGTAAATAACCAAAGAATCTTCAATCATTCTAAGTTGATTGAGAGATTTGATTGCTTTGTGGAGATATGATAAAGTTGATCCTTTATTTCTGTCTACAAGACCTGAGGTGCAATATGTGATTGCATCTCTTGCAATTTTGATTCCTTGATTTGCCCCAGTTTGCATGGGATTGCCAGTTGGATAAACTGACTTTGGATTATAAATGAAATACTCTTCAATCTCTGGGAAGTCATAATCCATAGGATTATCACTCTTAATTCTTATTACAGAAGATGTGTCATTTTTCTTTTTCTTCTGCTGCCTAACATAACGCATTTTCATTGCGTCAATATATCTCAACTCTTGAATTCCTTCTTGAGGATTTTTCAGATCAATAATTTTATGATAATAAAGTCTTCCGTCTACATACCAGTTTCTATAGATTTCGTGTGCCTTTTTATCAAAGTCTAAAAGATTTAGAATATATTTAAACTCTTTGCGTATTTTAGTTTTAATTCCATCACTAGCATTGAGATTTGAAAGTTCAATCTCTACAGGACTATCGTTTGTATCCGAAACAACTGCTTCATTTACAATATCTTCAATAGCACTATCTGCTTCAGGATGTAGTGCCATCTCACGATATCTTTTGATGAGATCAAATTCAGTGCGATATACACCTTCAATGTCTACATAAGAACCAAAAAAACCACTACTCATATAGTGGTCAGCCCCGTCCTCATTATTGGGAGGTACGGGGGAGACCGCTGATGGAGATAGTGGTTCTGTGTCCTCTATTGAGAACCCAAATAACTTACCAGACATTATTACAAACTTATTTGTCCCTACTATTTAGTAGGGACATTAATCAATCATCAAGCAGGAGTAGTGTCAGCACTATCGCTAACGCCTTGAGGTGCCCAGTAGTCTACTTGGAACTCAACTGTAAACTCTTCGATAGTATCAGAAGAATCGTATGAGAGATCAATAGCACTGATATTAGTTGGGAAGATACCAAAGAAATCATAAGTATATGCTGGTACTAAACCGGAACCAGAAGTAGATGAGAGATTTGAAGTTGCTCTCTGTAACTGAGTAACAGTTGCTGTTGACTTATATCCATTAGGGTCCTGAATACCAGAACCATCTTGATATTGAGCAATCTGTTGCATCCAATTCTGGAATGATTCTCTCAATACGAAATCAACATCATTCATAATGGTTACAGTCCAGGTATCGAATGTACGATCCCCAGCAACCTTCATGATTCTTCCTCTGAAAGGAACATCAATTGCAGCAACGTTTGAAGCTGGAAGCTGAGCTGCTTTTACAAGCATTCTCAAATCATCTTGAGCATCACTTCCTCCAGTTAAAGTGAATACACCATTTGTTGGAAATGTAACTTCAAATAGATTGGGGCGTGCGCCACCCCCATTAAGTGCTTTTCTAAAATCTGAGATTGAATTTGCCATTTCTGAATCCTCCTTTTGTTATTTAGATATAATAATCAAACTCTACCAACTACTTCCTCAAAACTTACGCCTGTGCGAGTTGCGACGAAAGTAAGAGTGATGTAGTTGATGGTCTTGGCAGGCTTCAGGAAGATGTCTGCTCTGAACTCATTATTATCAATAACATCTGGAGTGTTATTGGTGTTATCACAGACAACCAGGAATCCGTAGAGACCTCTCTTCGCTTGAATATCACGAAGATAAGGTTCTACAATATTTCTGAAGTTTGCTCTTGTGATATCATCGTTAATCTCAAAGAGTTGAGCCTGTGCTGCTCTCTCCAGTCCTTGCTCAATAGTAAGGAACAATCTGCGAACATTGATTCTATCAAATGCAGATGCAAAACCAAGTGCTGTCTTATCACCGAAGAGGAGTGTTCCGACACCAGGTGTGGTGATAAAGGAGTTAACTCTTTGAGGATAAAGACGATCTCTCTCTGCTTTAGTTGGATTGTATGCCAACTTGATTGCATTGTTGAGAATGCCACGCTGCTGACCTGCAGGTGAGAACCATGGGAAAGCAGTGAGAGCTGTGCGAACCATCATTCCAGCAACATCAGCGTTACATGGGAGATAACGGAACTCATTATTAAATCTATCAAATTGATACTTATAACCAGAATCAAATACTGCGTAAGAAGAAGAATTCAGTACTGAGAAATAGTTGACAAGATTATCAGTTTGAGTAGTAGAATTTGTCAGTCCTACGAGATCTGATCTATGTGGACCAACAACTGCAATACAATCTTTTCTTCCATCTGCAAGGGAGATGAGTTTGTTCGCTTTTGCTTGAGATTCGGATACAGTTGAACCGCCAGGACCCATGATCAAGAAGTCTACTTCAATCTCATCCTTATTGGAGAAAAGATCATAAGAAGTAACAAGGTTAGAAAGGGTTGCTCCCATTCCACCAGTAGTGGAGTAATCTTCACCACCACCAAAAGTATAAGTAACGTTTCCAATTGCAGAGAAAGTTACATCCTGTGCATCCAAACCAAACAGACCATCAGTAGTTGTTACTGCAGTGTAATCTGTTGAGAATCCAGTTGCTCTTGGATAAGTGTTATTGAAAGTATCATCTGCTTGAGATGGGTTATAACCAGCAAAGATATTATCGGAGAAATCTGCCAGATAATCCTTATAGTAGATTCTCTGAGGAGAATTTACAGCAGAGATTGCATCCTGTGCTTTCGAAAGACCAAGGTGCCTTTCAATAATATTGCCTTTGATTCCTGTGATTGATCCATTATCATCAACAACTGCAATATGAATACCATCATGCTTACCGTTTCTATCAGAAACGTAAGAATTTGTTGTTGGTCTTGGAGCAATAGTCTTCCAGAAAACCGTTGAGTTGGTAAGATCAAGAGTCTGTTGATCATACCAGTCAATTGCAGTTCCAGGTGTCATCGCTTCATCAACAATACCGGTCGAAGTAACACCAGAGTTATTGACAAAGTTAACTGCTACAGATGTTCCAAAGGATGCCCCACTAAATCCTTCCTTATAATCAATCTTGGTTTCTGTTGAACCGCCGCCAACTGTTTCTGTGCGAGAAACAATCTTAAGATCAATCTTACTATCAATACCATTCGAGTCCGTTCTAAGACCAACAATGATACCTTTAAGGAATCCAGTGAATCCAGATGTTGTTCCTGTTCCTGGAATTACAACATTATCGAGTGATGCAGTAATACCAAAACCAACTGTAGCACCAATCTGAGAAAGACTTGTGGTAGCAATACCTACGGTTTGATCTGCATAATCGTCGATGTAACAAACCTTCAGGCTGTTTGCCCATCTACCGGGATTCTTAGCAGCATACGTGAAGTCTGTTGCTGTCTTGTAATTTTGTTGGTAATCATCGTAACTCTTGATTTTCAGAGTTGTTGTTGATGCAATACCAACACCAGCATTTGCGTTCTTAAGGTCATCATCATCAGTTCTTACAACCTTAAGTACACCGCCATATGACAAGAAGTTTGAAGCACTCATCCAATACTCATACTGAGTATCAGTTGTCATAGGCTTACCAAATACATTGATAAGATCTTGCTCATTTGATATATCAATTGGGTCATTAACAGGTCCAATTCTGAAAGGTCCAGCAATTGCACCAATATTATCTAAGACATTATCAGCTCTTCCGACCGTTAAGTCAACTTCCCTGGTTAATACACCAGGAGATAATTGAGGAGTCGCCATGTTTTTCTCCGTGAAGTCTCAGTTTATCTGAAAATATTTAGTAAAAAATGAGTTTTCACGGGGGAAACTCGACGTGAATAAACTACCAATCAGGATATATGTCTTTTATTCTAGGAACTGGTTCGTATGGTATGTCTGGTTTTTCTTTTCTGTTTTTAGATACTCTTTTTACAGTACATTCTTTACATTCATATGAATATGAAGATGCTACTGGACCTCTATCTTTGCGAGTTCTATAAAATTCTTCGACTAAATTTTTCATTTCTCCACAAACTCTACACTTTCTATCTTGAAGTAAAAGGTGCCCTAACTTTATTTGACCATCTAAATCCATTATGATAGATACTCCCACATATAAGATTTGTCTCCATATTCATCAGCACTGAACCATCTATCTCCTTCACTATCAGTAAAACTATCAGACCCTAAACCATCATCCATAAATCCAAATGGTGCCATGTCTTGTTCTATTTGATTTCTCTGTTCTTCATACAGTCTTTTGCGGACATCCTGATCTGTTAACTCTTTGAAGTAGTCCATCTGGACTAACCATGCATAGATAACCAAACACATGGCAAGGTCATCATTACAACCCTCTTCTGCTTCAAATGAGTTGTGCTTAGAAATAAATGTAGTCAACTCAGAGATAATCTCATAGTCATTGAAGATTAACTTATCTTCTTCAATCAAAGTCTTGAGATTGAGTGATCCAACTTTCTTTACAGTTTTAGACATCTTGACACCTAACTGTGTCTTCTTTCCAGAAAATCCTTGACCAACAATCTGCCCTGCTCTACCCCTCATAGAACACATGAGTAAATTTTGATATTCCAAATCATATTGAATAATACTTGCTACTTGATCTCCAATATCATTAACTTCACATAAGACATATGCACTATTATAATTTTTTGCTACTTCATATATGATATTTGGAAACAACATTGGTTTGATATCATTGTTTCTATATTTTGCAACAACTCTATGAGGAAACTCAGTAATATCAACAACAACGAATGCAGAGTAATCTTCTCCAACTCCTCTTGCAACGTCAACTGTCATTACATAATCATGATTTTCTCTTGATGGTTCATATACATCAAGACCTGCATTTCTCTGAATAGGATTGTCGTATATTAGAGTTCTTAACTTACTTGGAGCAATCAGTGTATCAACTGATCCTAAGAACTCACACTCAAACTCAACTTTGAACTGTTGTTCAGAAGTATTTGCAATCGTAGTTTCTTTCCACTTTGAATCTCTGCCAGGAACTTCTGACCAATGAACGTCGGTAGGAACATATTCATTCTTCTTTCTTTCTGCATCATGCCACATACGGTAGAAATGATTCATACCATGTGGTGTAGATACAATAATTACTTTGGTGTTTTTACCAGAAGTAATAGTAGGATAAACAGATGCAAAGAACGAATCAGCAACGTGATTTGGGA